TGATTTCGGTGAGTACCAAAGATCAGCCTTCTCCTAACCATGAAGAGCCTTGGAAGAATATTAATTCTTCTTCTGGGCTTAAGCACTGGCTGTTCTTTCGAGAAGTTAAACTTCACGATCGATAAGGGTCAACTCGACCCCTCCAGTGTTTCAACGAATACAGCGAAAGCTGTACCGTTGATTGTCCATTAGAAACATTAATCAAATATGAGTAACCTAGTAATCGGTGCTGGCAAGATGCGTATTAAAACTGTAGGAATACAGCTTCAATCACCCCTTGTCCGCTGTCTTGATCAAAACTTTATTGGTCAGGATTTCAAAGTGTCCCTGCGTCCATATCCCGGCATAGCCGGTTCTTATGAACCCAGACAGACTTCATTTGAAATTACTGTCCCAATAGAGGTTCGACTTAAGGATGGCAATACGACTCGCGTCATATCGTCAGAACTTAAGCTATTCGCCGTAGCTCCCCGTCAGGGGACCTCCGACTTCTAGTCAACGAAGAACGGTTACTCATACCTTTCTTCTCGTGTTCGAGTATCAGGCAGTATTGCGACACATGCTCTGAGAGGACAACCATATGGTATCCAATAAGAGCTCAGATCCGTATAAACAGATCATCGCCGCTTTACTGTCTGACGTCCAAACGTCACACAGTGAAGTATTTACACCACGTTCTCTACGTCTCACAACCCAAAAGGTTATGAAGCGTATTGAACGGGAAGGTCAGAGTTTTCTTACGAAAACTCTTCCACGTCTAGGTAAAGCCTTTAATCGGGCTTTATCTGGAGAAGTACTGTTGAACTCTACTGAGGTGGCCTTTGAAAGCCTCCCCAATAGTAAGCTACCCAAATTCATGGGTGAGCTCTTTCAACTCATCTTCTCACACGACGGTAGGGTCCTTCCAAGACCCTGTGTGCGAAGCATCAAAACCTTACAGCAGTTATTGTTTGTTTATTACAAATATGAACTGCCGTATGATTCTGACCAAGAACAAGCTGTCTTGACCAAGTTCGAAAGAACTGAAGTCGAGGTTCAGGCTTATTCAGAGAAGTTTGCTTGGATGGCAAACTATCTCGACACACATCCTATGGACTACTCACCCATTGCGAGTGAGAAGTATCGTAGGATCGTTCGGAAGGCTCGTATCCTCTTATCGAGGGTATTTGCCTCCTTTGACCATAAAGATATATATCCAAGGCACGGACCTGGAGCTGTCGCAACTCGCGAGCAGCTCTGGGATAAGTACCGATGGACAAGTATATCTCCACGGATCACTGAAACTTATCCATTAGATACGTATTTTTACGCATCCATGGGTCATTTCTGTGATACTTACAAGGAATTAGATTCCTTGCAATTCAAAGAGAATTCCGCTAGGGTACTTCTTGTCCCTAAGGATTCTCGCGGACCACGACTTATATCCTGTGAGCCATTGGATTTCCAATGGATTCAGCAAGGACTCGGTCGTGCTATGTCTAAGCATGTGGAACTACACCCTTTAACAAGGTATAATATCCACTTCACAGACCAACAACCAAACCAATTTGGGGCCCTATTGGGTTCTCAAACTGGTGAGTACGCTACGCTGGACCTCAATGAGGCCAGTGATCGCGTTTCGGTTGGTCTTGTTCGCCTACTGTTCCCCGAGCCTCTTTTGAGTGCCTTGATGAACTGTAGGAGTCAGTCTACGACATTACCATGCGGTAAGATATTAAAACTCAATAAGTATGCACCAATGGGGTCAGCGTTATGCTTTCCCGTTTTGGCGCTTACTACATGGGCTATCTTGG